CAAACACAATACCGTCTTCTGATGTGCTATCGCTCTTGTCGATCAATACCCAATTGTTGGCAATTTGATCTGTTAGACCGTCTTGATATTTGTAGATCACAGGATAATTTTCTGTATCGGAACTGTCAATCCATAGATCTCCAGTTACTAATGCTGTACTATCGCTCTGTAAAAGAGGTCTTGTTGAGCTCACGATAGGACCTGCTGGATCTGTTCCATTAGCATAGTATGGAGCTGCTCCTAAAACTATTCCGCTGCTGCCATCGTATTTGTATCCAACCCAAGCTGAACCGTTATGGATCATGATGTCAATTTCGTCAACAATGCTGCTAAACCATCTTTGTCCGTCAGCTGGATCGTTTAACGGAGCATCGGGTGATGCTACATATCCAGTAGCTGTTCCTGACAATGGGACATAATTGCTAATCACATAATCAAAGTCGCTGCTAACACTAGGAGAACCATAGAAATTAGCAGTACCGGATCCGTTAGTGATATCAAACTCAACGAACCCTGCATCTGTGAACAAGTCATCGCCGTCGACAATTCGAATTTCACCACCTAGTTTGTGTGTAATTGTTAGTTTTCCGTCAACTACAGTTGTTTCAACATTAACTAATGCTGAATTATTAATTGCTTGACGCAGTGTGTTAGCATCAGCACCTGTACCTGCCGCTGTAAAAGAGATCGACACAGGACTTGAAAGAGCGGAATTGTTTACAAGGCTTTCTCTTACGCTAAAAGTATAAGAACCACTAAATGTACCTGTTCCAATTGTGTCCGATACTGCCGATGTTACACCTTTGGTTCTTCTAGAGAAAATCTTAAAGCTAGCAGTCTGAGGTGTATTGTCGTAGCCAGTGTCTTCAGTGTAGTTGTATTGAACATAGATTGTATCTTTATCAATACCTAAACCACCACTGGTTTTGTTTACGCCATAGATAGCACCTTGAGCATTTGCTGCCAATGGAGCTGATACTTCTAACCAAGATTTTGCTGAAGTATTCCAACGCTTAACTCTCCAACGTGCTCCTAGATTAGGATCAGTTGTTTTAACCCAAATAGAACCGCTTGGTCTAGAAAATGATGCGTTCGATTTCCACTGCGGAACTTGTGTATGTGGTGCCATTGTTAATTCTGGACCATAGAATGTACCAGCTGCTACACCAAATAAAGTTGATACTGTAGCTGACCCATCTTCTAGGACAATAGCATTACTACCAGTTGAATCGCCTACCATATCGTCTGTGGCATCAGTGATGAATAAGGTTACAAAACCATTTACATTAGCTGCTTTAACACCTTGGACCAACGCATTGTTAATCAATGAAACCATCGCATTAACAGTGGTATATGCTGGCACATTAATTTGAACACCGTTTAGTACAAATGTTGAAGGGTTAGCTCTTGATGAGTGTCCATCAACTTCGGAAGTAAATGCTGGCCAAAATTGACGCCATTCTTTAGTACCCAATAGTGCCCAAGAAACTGGCTCGCCTACTGTTGTATAATCTTTGCCTTTGTAGTAGATTCTAATCACATCAGATGCTGTAACTACAGCATAGTCACCGACACGACCAACACCACTAGCTGGCTCGTTGCCATCTAGACTGTCTGTATCTTCTGCGGTAATAACCACGGGAACTTTGTTATTAAATTTCTGTCCTGACAAATTGGCAGGAGCAGAATCCCACTCAAAAATACCCCAATTTGTACTTTGAGTATCTAACCACCACTGTCCGCTAGTTGCTTCGGATCCAGGGATTTCTGATTTAGCTGTTAGGTCTTCAAGGTTAACTGCTGCTCTTACAACATAGGCAGTGTTAGCTGAACCTAAAAAGCTGTAAGCAGCTTGTAGACCGTATTCGTTTTGTTCGCCACCGTGTATTGGCGATCCTGAAATTGTTTTCTTAAATGATGGTACACCAAAGAAATCAACAAGTTCTCTTTGGCTAGAAACTTTGTAAACTTTACCTGCGTTAGTCGCAAGTGTTCCTTGTGCGGTACCTGTGCCGCTAGCATTTGCTTTGTTTTCTGCAGTAGCAATTACGATTAATGGAGTTGTGCTGCTTTCAGCTGGGGTATAAAAACTCTCATCAATTACTGTAACTTCTACGCCTGGTGAATTAAGTGCCATTCCGTTGTCTCCCGATGGTTTGAATCTTGTATAATATTTATTCAGTATCTGGAAAAACACAGTATTTAAACCATGAGAAAAGGGGCGAAAAAGGTCCAGTTTTTTTAAATACTAGTATGAGACCTCTTTGTAAATGCGGACATAGGCCTGCTGCGATTAACTATCGCAAGGATAAAAAAATCTATTATAGATCTCTTTGTGAAATATGTTTAAAGCACGGAAAATATCACGGAATTCCTAGATGGCATAGAGCAGGATACCGCAAAAAGAACCAATGTGATAAATGCGGGCTTAAGTCACCGCACCCTGAAGTATTTTCAGTATATCACGTAGATGAAGATCTAGATAACTGTAAAGTATCTAATCTTAAGACAGTCTGTGCTAACTGCCAGCGTGTGTTAGCCAAAGAAGGTATTAAATGGAAACAGGGAGATCTTGTGGCTGATTTTTAATCAGTGTTTCGATTTTTTCAAACAGATCTGAAATACCAGCATTGTTATCCAGCACCGCATCAAACTTAGTGCCTACCCATGCGGTTTCGCTAGCATGAATTTTAAGCTTCGCTAGCTGTATATTTGCTTCTTCGGAACCTCGATTATGCTGTAAGGCAAGATCGTACCACTCGGGCTCAGGTCCACGAACTACACGTACTACGATTCCGCCGGCTTTTTTAATACTAGCGATTTCGTTCGGAAAACGACAGTCAGAAATTACTACATTGTCTTTGGAGTTGCGGAGTTTATTTTCTAGGCTAGCGATCCAGATGTCGTCATGAAAACTTTTACGGCATACTTCTGTGCCCCAGTATTGTAGAACCCACCTAGGCGTTAGTGTAGGCATGTGTAAACGCTCTGCCCACCAAGGGTCAACTTGTTCACGCCATTCCCGGGCTTCTTTAGTTCGACCTTCTAGCATAGTCCTGTCCCAGCCAAATACAGATGCAACAGCATCTTTCAGCGTATTAGCAAAACTCTCTCTTCTGAACTCGTGAAAATTAACTAGGTAGTCGGCAATAGTGTCTTTGCCAGAACCGATAAATCCGCATACACCAATAATCATAATATCTCCTAACAATAATAATATTGTAGCAGATTAATGATATTAGGTCAATGATTAAATTGGAGGTTATCCAACTACAAATGTGTAGCCAGCGTTAGCATGACCAGGTACATAGTTAACCAATTCAGCAGTTAATCTATCAAGATCAGCTTGGGCTTCTTGTTTAAGAGTGGCACCGTTAAGACTAGTCCCGCCTTGAGGACCAGCAATTTGAGCAAATTTTTCACGGGCTTGGCCTAACATCATCTTACAGTTAGCTAGTGTGTAATCTTTGATCCACTGCCCGGCATAGGTATCGACAAGAATAGCTACATCTGGTCGAGTGTTGTAGCACCAAAGCATCAATTCCTCATCAGTCCTAGGACGTTGATGAATGGTTAATTTGTGAGATTGGGCATGCCATGTAAACTGTATGAAACTGCCAAACATTTTGCCCACACGTTCTTGATAACCAGCAAACAACTCATAGGTTAGCAGTCCGCCCATATTTGTTGAACTTAACAAATAGGTATTGGTATAGGCCAAGTTAAACGGCTCAAATACTGTGCCGCCGTTTCCGCCACCGGATCTAGATCCAATACTTCTTCGATAAATTTCACGAACTACTTGTATTTCGTTCGGTAAAATATACTCATTTTGATCTTCTGATAGAGTTAAGAAAGCAAAACTTTCTTCTACAGAATTATCGCCGCGTTGACGGAACACTGCTAAACTACGCTGATACGCTGTTTCATAGTGCTGCGGGTCTAGTTCAACGTCAACCATGCCGTCGCCTAGCATTAAACGGCAGTAGTCGAACACTTTTTGTTTTTCTTGATCTAATTGGCTCATGCTAGTATTTATTACATCGGTAAATATATGACTATGCCAAGACTCAGCTTATACCGCCCAGAAAAGGGCAATGATTACAAATTTATAGACAAAAATATCTGGGAAATGTTCCAAGTAGGTGGCACCGATGTTTTAGTCCACAAATACCTAGGACCCGGTGATGCGTTACCCGGTACTAGTACTCCTACAACCCCAATTTATTCTGGCGGAATTCCTGAGTTACAGATACAAGATTTATTATTTTTAGAAAATCGTGATAGAAAATATGACACAGACGTTTATGTGCTTAGAGGAGTTTACAATATAGCAGACTTAGATTTTAATCTAAGTCAGTTTGGATTATTTTTACAAAACGACACAATTTTTATCACCTTTCATATTAACGATACTGTTGAAAAAGTAGGAAGAAAACTTATGGCAGGTGATGTCATTGAGTTGCCACACCTTAAAGATTATAATGCTCTTAATGATTTGTCATTTGCGTTAAAAAGATTTTATGTGATAGAAGAAGTTAGTCGTGCTGCTGAAGGTTTTTCAGCAACTTGGTATCCTCATCTTTATAGAGCAAAATGTACTCCGCTAGTCGATAGCCAAGAATTCAAACAGATTTTGGATGGTCTGGCCGATGACACAGGCGAGGATACTAATACAACACTTCGCGATATCATGAGTACATATCAAACAGAGATGCGTATCACTGAGGCTGTACTTGACCAAGCCGAAGCAGATGCTCCTAAGAGTGGGTATGATACTACAATGTATTATACTGTGCCGTTAGACGAAACTGGTAAAGTTAAATTAGTAACTACTGATAATACTAACACCGACGCATCTACTGATTCTGGTGTATCAGATGCTAGTGTTATATTTGCGACACCTACTCAGGATGGATATCAAAATTATCACGAAGACGGTATTACACCAAACGGAGCACCATTTACCAGTGGTATCACATTCCCTGGCAATCCGGCAGAAGGACAATTCTGTTTACGAACAGATTATTTCCCAAAGAGGTTGTTTAGATTTAACGGGCGCCGTTGGGTCAAGTATGAAGACAATGTACGTATGACTATGAGCAATCTAGGAACAACCGATACTGAGTCTGGAGAAAGATTTGAAGGCAGAGATGTAAAACAGAACCAAAAAGGTACCTTCATTAATAACACTAACGAACGAATGATAGACGGTAAATTGGTCAAAGAGAAACAGAGTTTAAGCAAAGCATTAAGACCTAAGGCGGACGAATAATGGATTTTTTCTACGATGGACAGATAAGACGATACGTGACACAGTTCATGAGAATCTTTATTGGTTTTAAATATCAAGCCAGCGGTGGTGAACTAAAACAAGTTCCAGTTGCCTATGGCGACTTGACCAAACAGGTAGCACAGATTATTAGAGAGAATTCTGAAAATAAAATGCCAAGCGTTCCGAAGATCGCTTGCTATATCACTGGTATTGAATTAGATAGAGCAAGATTAGCTGATGCTAGTTATGTTAGTAAAGTTAGTATAAGAGGCAGATCCTATGAATCATT